GAGACTGTACTAGCTGATATACAATCACTGAAGGACTCAGCTCACGAGAAGACACCTATTTATAACTACACTTATGATGATACTGCTCTAGAAGCAATCACACGAGTGAACTCAGGAGCTATCATCAGCTTGTCTGAGAAACTAAAAGCATTAAGAAAAGACCAAGACCGAGTTGATACAAAGGTAAACTCGTCAGGTAATCCACTAAGTTTATAATAAAGGAGTAACAAGATGATTGAATGGAAAGATGCTAACCCAGTTAAGGTGCCTGTTAAGAAGAAGCCAGCTAAAAAGACTGATAAGTAATTGATTTTACTAGAGAAATTGTATTATAATGCCACTAACTGTTGCCTCTTAGAGATAACTCAGTGATTTATAACTGGAGATAACATGACTTATAGAGAAATAATCAATAGTGTACTAAGACGGTTACGTGAGGATACTATCCCCGCTGATTGGTCAGGTGACCTATATGACTCTAATACTGTAACTGACTATCAGAAGCTTATAGGCGAGCTAGTTAATGATTCTAAGAAGAATGTAGAATCATATCACGACTGGCAAGCTCTTAGAGAATCCTTCAATATCAAGACTAAAGCAGGTAATATGCAATACACTCTAGGTGATGCTACTAGAGGTGCTGGTGTTACCTTTAAGGTCTTAGATGTTATATGTCAGGACACAGGACAGATACTAACACAGGTATCTAACTCTTGGCTTAATGACCATACATTCCCTGTTGCTAACATACAAGCAGGTGAACCTATTTACTATGCCTTTAATGGTATCTCACAAGCCAGCTCTACAAGAGAGCCTGACTTTAATGTAGACTTATATCCTGTTCCTGATGAAGTACATACTATCTCTTTCAATGTAGTAGGTGCGCAGGTAGAACTTAAGACAGCTTCTCAAGTATTAAGAACTCCTACACAGCCTGTTATCTTAGGTGCGTGGGCTAGAGCTGTAGCTGAGCGTGGTGAAGACGGTGGTACTATATCAAGCGCTATCTCAGCTGAAGCTAGAGAAGCCTTAACAATGGCAGTTCAATTAGACTCCAGTAACATGGAGTATGAAAGGGACTGGTTGGTAAACTAATATGCTAAATGCACAATCCATAGGTTCAGTAGCTCTAGACACCATTGGTATTAATGGTTTAGACTCTCAAACTACCGCTACTGCTTTAGGTAACGAATGGTTTACTAAAGCTGATAACATTACTTATACAGAAGGTGGTAAAGTTACTTTCCGTAAAGGTCTTAAGCAAGGTACTTTGAACGCTGGTGCTAAGATAGGCTCTATCGTTGAACATATCGCTGCTACTACAACTAAACAGTTTGTTAGTTATGGTGGTACTGTAGCTGAGTTATCCCTAGCAACTAAAGATGCTGCCTTTATTAATACTTATGCTCCTGCTGGAGTTACTACTTCAGATTGGCAGTGGCAGAACTTTAACAACAAGCTTGTAGGTGTTCAAGATGGTGGTATTAAACCTATCGTTTATGACGCTGGTACTTGGAGTTATTTAGAAGATGTAATTGATGACACCACGACAGCTGTTAGTGCTGGTTCTTTTGTTGTAGGCACTCACTATGAAATACTGGTGGTAGGTAGTACAGACTTTGTAGCTATTGGAGCTTCTGCTAATACAGTAGGTGTTGTCTTTGTTGCTACAGGTGCTGGTTCTGGTTCGGGTACAGCATATAAAGGTGCTACTCTTCCTTCAGGTACTACTACCTTTGACCCTAGTTGTATCTTAGGCTACTACGGTAGACTCTGGGTAGGTGGCGTTACTGAAGAGAATGACGTTATTCATTACTCTGCTTTACTAGACGAGTCTCAATGGTGGACAGCCTCTAGTTCAACTGATGCAGGTTATATTGATTTAAAGACAGTATGGGGTAAAGACGAGATAGTTGCTTTACACGCCTATGCTGGTAAGTTAGTTATCTTCGGTAAAGAGAATATAGCTATCTATAACGACCCTCAGGCTGTAGGAACGATGGCTCTAGATGAAGTCATTAGAGGTATTGGTTGTGTGGCTAGAGATTCTATTCAAGCTATTGGTGAAGACATCTACTTCTTATCTGATACTGGTGTACGTTCTTTAAAGAGAACTGCTACCTTTGATAAGCTTCCTTTACAAGAGATTTCTCCTACTATTAAGGATGAGTTGATTGCTAACATTAAGACAGGTAGTGATGTTAAATCTGTCTACATTGCTAATGATGGTTTATACCTAGTTACCTTTGTAGCTAAGAATGTTACTTATGTATTTGACTTAACCTATCCAACACCTAAAGAAACTCCTAGAGTTACTAAGTGGTCATTTGCTGATGAGAGACATCCTGCTGCTTTAGCTTATACTGATACTTATGGTTTATTAGTTGGACAACACACAGGACGTGTAGCGACTTACGAAGGTTACTGGGATTCAGATTACTCTGGTTCTAACGTCTATGTTGAGAAACCTTATACAAGTAGCTTGTCTACAGTATGGATTGACCTTGGAGAAGGTGTAGTCGCTTCTATTCTAAAGAAGATGATTATGGTAGTATCAGGTGGTCAAGGTTCTGATGTAGGTGTTAGATTGTATAAAGACTTTGAGATGGCTCCTAAGCTATCTCCTACCTTTACATTGAACCCTGCTTTATCAGGAACACCTTCTCTCTTTGGAGCTTCTACTTCTTTGTATGCTACATCTAAGTATGCTCCTATCCACGGCTTAAAAGAACATTCAATACCATTAGCAGGAAGTGCTAAGTATCTAAGATTAGAGATGGATGCTGTAACAAGTGGCTATAAAGCTTCACTACAGTCTTTATCATTATTATATAAACAAGGTAAAACATTATGAGTAACTACACAATAGCTGTTAACTGGGCTGGTAAGGACGCATTACTAGACAGTGATGCAAACAAAGTAATATCTGGCGATGACTTTAATACTGAGTTTACTACAGTAAGAGCATCACTTAACTCTAAGGCTGACGTTAATGGTTCAGCTTCTGAGAACTTTGTATGTAATGTACTTACTGCTGACTCAGGTACTGTTGATGGTGAAGCTATCGTTACACTAGATACACCTCAAACCTTTACTAAAGCTCATCCTACTACTGCTGTTACTGTTGCTCTAGCTTCTAGTCAGGTAGCTAACCTACTTAACTCTCAGTCATTCATAGTGAATGTACAGGGTGATGCTTATACACTTAGTGTCTCTAACCAGACCGCAGGTGCTAAAGCTGACTTTATTATTAAGAATCAAGGAGCTTACGACATTGCTTTTGATGCAGCTTTTAAGTTCAACGGTGGCGAACCTACTATCACTTCAGGTGCTAGTAAGGTAGACTTCGTACAATGTGTGTCAGACGGTACGAGTATGTACTGTACTATAACTAAAGACTTAACTTAGGATATATTATGGGAGGTTCAGTAAACGACCCTAACTTAGCTAATGAATGGAGATACCCTGGTCAACAGGCAACGCAACCATTAGCTAGACTCAATGACGGACAGTCTGCGATGTCATCAACTGAATCACTAGGTAGTGACTTCTTTGGTGAGGGTGGTCTTGGTGGCTTACTACAACGTAGTGTAGGTAACGATACTATTCCTAATTACAATAGTGATACTACAGGTGGAGGCTTTAGTAGCTTTGCTCCTAGTAGTAGTAACTCTCCCTTTAACGCAGTACCTGCTTCATCTGGTGGTACTGCTCCACAACAACCAACTGGTGGAAGCTCAGGTAGCTGGACTAACAGCGGCATGGGAGGCTCTAGTAATAGTGGTAATATCTTATCTGGCTTATCTGATGCTTATGGTGGTATGGGTGGTGTCTTTAATAAGGACTTCTTTTCACATAATACAACACCTGAGGGTGGCGTTAACAACACGAGCTGGACGGATAGTAACTCTTTATTTAGTGGTGATTCTTTATTTGGAAGCGCCTTTGGTAAGGAAGGGCAAGATGCCTTAGGTACTTTAGGCTTCGGTAGTAAGGTAGCTGGTGCTTTCGGTTATGGTAACCAAGACTTAAATAATGCGCTAAGTATAGCTAATGCGAGTCCTCGTTCTATGGTTAATGCTTATGCTAACTACTCAGGTAATGCA